GAAGAAGCACTAAAGTTATTTGACCAAGACAATGATTATTGTTCTTCTTGGAACAAAGAACTAAAGATGAAGAACATGTTTACAACTATGGAAGATCAAGGTTACGATACTGTAGAACATACTGAACAATATTATGACACTGATAGGAATCGTTGATGTTTATTTTTGATGTAGAAACTCTTGGTGTAGAATCCAATGCTGTCATTTTATCGGCAGCATTGATTCATTTTGACCCACAGGAACAACCAACATATCAAGACTTGTTGGACTCTGCCTGTTTTGTTAAGTTTAATGCGAAAGAACAAGCAGAGATGGGTCGCACTATTTCCAAATCTACTCTTGATTGGTGGAAAGAACAGCACGAATATACTCGCAAAGTGTCATTCGATCCATCTCGTGAAGACATGACTGCAGAAAATGCAATCAAAACTCTACAAAATTACATGGCAAAGTTCCAGAATGCAGACAAACAGACAATGTGGGCACGAGGTTCTCTGGATCAACTTGTAATAGATTCATTGTGTGTTAAACTTGGCTTGCAAGAAATTACAGGGTATAATATGTGGAGAGATGTGAGAACAGCAGTGGATATTTTGTATGGTTCTACAAATGGATATGTAGAAGTAGAACATCCTCTCTTCAAACGACATGAGGTGATTAAACACCATCCAGTTCATGACTGTGCACTGGACGCAATGCAACTAATGTATGGGAAACTAAATGCTTGATTGTATGATTGTAGGTGATAGTATTGCTGTTGGTGTTTCTATGGCTAGACCTGAATGTGTTAGCTATTCAAAAGGCGGATGGAATAGTTGGCAGTGGAATAAAGATTATTTACCAGTAGCCAGCAGCAAGCCAGCAAAGACTCTAATCATTAGTCTTGGTGCTAATGACCATAAGGGTATCAAAACAGAACAGGAACTACGTAAGATGCGTGCTGCCGTAAAAGCAGACCGTGTATTTTGGATTAGTCCTGGACTGGAAAGAAAACCAACCCAACAAAAAGCGATTGAACTTATAGCCAAAGAATATGGCGACACTGTTCTTGACCGTCCAATGAAGCATATGAGTGCTGATGGTGTTCATCCCACTGGAAGAGGTTATAAAGAATTAGCAGAGAAAACAAAATAATGGAATTTTATACTTCGGCACAACCACTTGGTGACAAGATCCTCGTTCGAGGATACCGCAATGGTAAACGTTATCAGGTTAAGGTTGACTTTCAACCGACTCTATATGTAACAAATCACAAACAAGATAAACCGTCAGAGTGGAGAACACTTGACGGAGATAAAGTGTATCCAATCCAACCTGGAACCATTAAGGAAACCAGAGATTTCGTCAAACGATATGATGAGGTTGAGGGTTTCTCAATTTATGGTAACACAAACTACGCATATCAATATATCAGCGATACATATCCCGATGACATCAACTGGGACATGGAACAAATCAAAGTGTTCACCATTGACATTGAAACTGCGACTGAGAATGGATTTCCAGATATCAGAATGGCCAACGAGGAGATTCTTCTAATCACGTTAAAAGATCTCCAAAGCAAAAAGGTCACAACCTTTGGCACACGACCATTCAATTCTAAACGAGCAGTTGATGACGCACAATACATCTATTGTGCAAATGAACAACAGCTACTAAAAGAGTTTATCATCTTCTGGCAACAAAACTATCCAGACATTGTTACTGGTTGGAACACTGACTTCTTCGATATTCCGTATTTGATTAAACGTATCGGTAGAGAACTTGGTGACTCTTTTGCAGAGAAGATTTCTCCGTGGGGATATATTAGCGAACGAAAGATTTTCGTTAAGGGTAACGAAGAAATTTCATATGACATTCTTGGTATTTCTCAGCTAGACTATTTGGAACTTTATAAAAAGTATACATATACTAAGCAAGAGTCATATCGTTTGGATTACATCGCTGAGATGGAACTTGGTGATAAGAAGAAAGAGAATCCAGGAACTGACTTCAAAGATTTCTATACAAACTATTGGAATGAGTTTGTAATCTATAACATCCATGACGTTGAACTTGTTGACCGTCTGGAAGATAAGATGCGACTTCTTGAGTTACACTTGACCATGGCATACAATGCTAAGATTAATCCAGAGGATGTTTATTCTCAGGTTCGTATGTGGGACACTATCATTTACAATCACCTGAGAAAGAAGAAGATTGTTATTCCACAGAAGTCATCTTCTGGTAAAGATGCACAGTTTGAGGGTGCGTATGTTAAGGATCCTCTAATTGGTGAGCATAAGTGGGTTGCATCGTTTGACTTGAACAGTCTGTACCCACACTTGATTATGCAGTACAACATCAGCCCAGAGACATTGACCAGCGAGAAGATGTCAGTGACTGTTGATAAGTTATTGAACAAAGAGATTGACACATCATATCTCAAACGTAGGGACTTGGCATTGACTGCCAATGGCTGGACTTATCGCAGAGACGTAAAGGGTTTCATGTCTGAGTTGATGGAACAGATGTACGTGAACCGCAGTAAGTTTAAGAAGCAGATGTTGAAGGTTCAACAGGAATACGAAAAGGACAAGTCACAAAAGAACTTGTTAAAAGACATTTCACGACTGAACAATCTGCAGATGGCTATGAAGATTGCGTTGAACTCAGCTTATGGTGCCATGGGTAACCAGTACTTCCGTTACTTTGATATCCGTATGGCTGAAGGAATTACCACTTCTGGTCAGTTGTCAATTCGTTGGATGGCAGACAAATTGAATGCCTTCCTAAACAAGACACTCAAGACACAAGACAAAGATTTCGTAATTGCGATTGACACTGACTCAATTTATCTGTCACTGGAAGAACTTGTAGAAAAAGTATGTGCTGGTAAAACTACCGAGCAAAAGATTAAATACATGTATCGTATCTGTGAAGAAGTTTTCCAACCTTTCATTGATACGAGTTATCAAGAGTTGGCTGACTACATGAATGCGTTTAGTCAAAAGATGCAGATGAAGCGAGAGGTTCTTGCCGACAAAACAATCTGGACTGCCAAGAAACGATATGTTATCAATGTGCATAACTCTGAGGGTGTTCAGTATGCCAAACCAAAGATTAAGGTCATGGGTTTGGAAATGGTTAAATCATCAACTCCTGCAGTTATTCGTGATAAGTTGAAGGACTCTTTGAATGTGATTCTAAATGGTAACGAAAAATCGTTGCATACATATGTTATGGACTTTAGAAAAGAGTTTAATGAAATGCCAGTAGAGGATATTGCGTTTCCTCGTGGTGTTAATGGTATGAAGCAGTATGCAGGTAGTCCGATTTATGCTAAGGGAACACCTATACATGTCCGTGGTGCATTACTTTATAATCATCACTGCAGACGACTAGGTCTTGATAAAAAGTATCAACCCATTCGTGATGGTGATAAAATTAAATTCGTATATTTGAGAACACCTAATCCATTCCAAGAAGATGTTATTGCGTTCAGCCAGCATCTTCCTAAGGAGTTTGGATTAGAAGCATACATAGATTATGATACTCAATTTGAAAAGGTATTTTTGGATCCTCTTCAAATTGTTATTGAACCGTTAAACTGGAAGACGGAAGAGCAAGTTTCTTTGGAAGATTTTTTTGGATAAGATATGAACCCAACAGTACATTCATTAGGTGCTATACCGATAGCAATTTACAAAACAGAAAATTTCTTGACAGATGATGAGAAAAATTATATAATGAATTCTTTGTCTTATCGAGAGATTAACGAGAGCGGAACTAATTATATCACAAATGATAGTTATGTTTTGACAGACACTAATTTACTTAATGTTAGATCTAAGTGTCAACAATATTTGGAAAAGTATACTAAAGAGTTGCTAAAAATTGCTAATGATTTCCAAATAACAAATTCTTGGTGCGTTAAAAGTCCCACTGGTGGCTCGCATCACGCACACCCGCATCCAAACTCAATTTATTCTGCTGTGTATTATGTAGAAGCTACTTCGGCAGATGTTATATTTGAGTTTGAAGCATTATATTCATACTATCATAGATTTCAATACATACACATAGAGAATAATGAATTCAATGCTACAAAGTTTAAAGTTAGTCCAAGAACTGGAGACTTACTAATTTTTCCTAGTTGGATTATGCATCAGGTTACGGAAAATACATCAAAAGAAGATAGGGTAGTTTTGGCATTCAACTCTTTCGTTAGTGGTCTGCTTGGCTCTAGTTTGAAAAACACAATGTTAAATTTAGAAATAAACATGTAAAGGAAAATAATATGAAAGTGTTAAAATTTTATGCAGAGTGGTGCGCTCCTTGTAAGGGGTTGACAATGATTATTAACAAAAACAAAGATAAGATTAATATTCCTATCGAAGAAGTTAATATTGATGATAATGTGTTTATGGCAACAAACTTTAATATCCGTTCTGTTCCAACTATGGTTATTGTTGATGACCAAGAAAACGAAATTAAACGACACACTGGTATGCTAAATGAAGCACAATTACTAGAATTTTTACAAAAGTAATATGAATATTCTTGGAATATATGGTGCATTTGATTGGGATGCTAATAAGTTTTGGCATCCTAGTCGAATCAATTACACCACGTGGATTCATGATGCTGGCGCGACACTATTTTGCAACGGTGACCATATTCATAGTATTTCTGAGGAACGTCTAACTGGTATAAAATATGATGGTAACTATCCAATAAACTCAATTAAACAGTGTTTAGATATTGGTGGTATCTCTGAGGTTGATATAGATGTTGTTTGTATACCCACACAGTGTATTGAGATATTTTATGAACAGCTTGATATGGGTATAGTAGAGGGTATAATAAAACAGAAATTTCCTAATGCTTCTGTAGAAATATATTCTCATCATTTATGTCATGCTGCGTCATCTGTTTTCACTAGTAATTTTAATGATGGTGTTATTATTACGCTAGATGGTGCTGGCTCTTTAGCCTTAGATTTACACAATAGAGTTTTTGAGCACGAGTGTAACACCATAGGATACTTTGATAAAAGTAAAAAACAATTTAATCTATTTGTTGGCGACAGAATGGTAAACAGATTTGGGGATTACTATCACAGAAATTCTTTTAAAGCCTATGTAGCCAAACAAAACATACCAGAAGAAAACTGGGATGATATAATACCTGAGTCGGTAGATGGTAAAGTTATGGGATTATCTAGTTATGGTAAAGTCAACAAGATACAAAGATATAAAAAATCTGATAAGTCTTGGGGTGGTGTTCCTTATATAATGTTTGACCATGATAACATAGATACTTCTTTATCTCCAGAAGATCTTGCTGCGACATGTCAAAAAACATTTGAGGCTTCCATGCTTGATTATATTAAAATGTTGTCCGAATCAGATTACCTAAAACCAAACGTCTGTTTTGCTGGTGGTGTTTTTCTAAATGTTTTGTCTAACACAAACATTATTAGATCTGGTATATTTGATAATGTTCATATACCTCCATTTACTAATGATACTGGTTTAAATTTTGGCGCAGCTGCATATCATGCATTTAAACACGGTTTTGATATTAAAGTTCCTAACAACATAGCTCTTCTTGGAAAGAAATATTCCAATGAAGAAATTAAATCTGAAATTAACAAACACCAAGTGAATGTTACATATTATGAGCATTCTGAGGTATTATTCAAAGAGGTAGCTAATAAACTAGAAGAAGATAAAATTGTTGCATGGTTTCAAAATAGATCTGAAGCTGGTCCAAGAGCATTGGGTGCTAGATCTATTCTTATGAGTGCTCGTAAGAAAGAACACAAAGATATCTTAAACTCAAGAGTTAAACACAGAGAATACTGGAGACCATTTGCTGGTATTATTTTAAAAGAATATGTTGACGAATATTTTGAAGACTCATTTGAGACTCCATATATGTTATATTCATTGACGGTCAAAGAAGATAAACGTGGTGTTATCCCTGCTATAACCCATGAAGACAATAGCTGTAGAATACAAACAGTTACATATGAGCAGAACCCAGAAGTGACCCAATTAATAACTGAGTATCAAAAACTATCAGGTGTACCAGTTATTTTAAACACTTCATTTAATGATAATGGTAAGCCTATTGTTGACAGCCCAAAAGATGCCATTGAAGCATTCTTAAAAATGGACATCGATGTTTTGGCTATCGGCAATTATTTAATCACAAAGGAAATTAAATGAGTATCTTAGAGAAAATTAAAAAGAATTCCACTATCAGGGATTCTGCTATTCTGAAGGATTCTAAGTTCTTCACCAAGAAGGATATGATTCCAACCAGTATTCCTATCATCAATGTGGCTTTGTCTGGTCGCTTGGATGGTGGTTTGACTCCAGGTCTTACGATGTGGGCTGGTCCAAGTAAACACTTCAAAACAGCATTCAGTTTGCTGATGGCAAAGTCTTATCTTGACAAATACGAAGATGCAGCTTTGTTGTTCTATGACTCAGAGTTCGGTACACCGCAGTCATACTTTGATACTTTTGGTATTGACACTGACCGTGTTCTTCATACTCCAATCACAGACGTTGAGCAGTTGAAGTTTGACATCATGGCTCAGTTGGAAAAGATTGAACGTGGAGAGCGTGTTATTATTGTTATTGACTCGATCGGTAATTTGGCTTCTAAGAAAGAAGTTGAAGATGCACTTGAAGGTAAGTCTGTTGCAGACATGAGTCGTGCTAAGCAGATTAAATCTTTATTCCGTATGGTAACACCACATCTGACTATGAAAGATATTCCGATGGTTGTAGTGAATCATACATATAAAGAGATCGGTATGTTCCCGAAAGATATCGTTGGTGGTGGTACAGGTTCATATTATTCAGCAGACAATATCTTTATTCTTGGTCGTCAACAAGAAAAAGATGGAACTGAAATTACTGGTTACAATTTTATCATCAATGTTGAGAAGTCTCGTTATGTCAAAGAAAAATCTAAGATACCTGTTAGCGTATCTTTTGACGGTGGTATTAGCAAGTGGTCTGGTTTGCTTGATCTCGCTATCGAAAGTGGTCACGTAATCAAACCATCTAACGGTTGGTACTCACGTGCTGGTGAAGAAAAGAAATATCGTATCAAAGATACTGATACCAAAGATTTCTGGATGCCAATTATCATGGACAAGACATTTTATGATTATGTAAAAGGTAAGTATTCAATTGCAGTTGGAGAGATGATTCGTGCCGATGACTTAGATAAAGCATTGGAAGAATTAGAATTTGAGGAATAATGCTAAACTATGAAATCCTGCAAGAAGATGTCGATGGCTTCCAGTTAATAGAATTGACATCTGGGAAGTATTCAGGTATAATATACTCCTACGGTAAGGTTGAGTTTGAGGAAATGGAAGACCAACTCAAACTCAAGTTCGACTATCATATCCATGATGATTATGGTATCAATGTGGTAGAAGAAGAATTCAAGCAAGAAATTGGAAACATCCTTGTGGATTTGATTGAAGAAAATCTTGCAAAAAATAGTTTAGTTTATTCAGGTGGTGTTGATGAGAATAGAACAAAAGATTCTTAGTAGTCTTATTCATGATGAGCATTATTGTAGGAAAGTGATTCCTTTCATAAAGAAAGATTATTTTTCTGACCGAAAAGAAGCAATCGTTGCCAGCGAGTTGATTGAGTTTTTCAACAAGTACAACAAACCAGCCACACAAGAGATTTTGCAAATTGAAATCTCAAACAGAAAAGACCTGACCGACAAAGAGTTGGTCGATGTTAATGCATATGTTGCTCAGTTGTCTGACGAACCCACTAATGAAGAGTGGATGTTAGAGAATACTGAGAAGTTTTGTAAAGATCGTGCAGTTTACAATGCCATTCTTGCGTCAATCAGAATCATAGACGGTAACGATAAGAACTATACCCAAGACGCTATCCCGCATATTCTTAGTGAAGCGTTGGCTGTAACTTTTGACAATCATATCGGTCACGATTATTTGGGTGACCACGATGCACGGTATGACTTCTATCATAGAGTTGAGGAAAAGATTCCATTTGACCTCGACATGTTCAATAAAATCACTAAGGGTGGTTTGAGTAAGAAAACTCTAAACATTGCATTGGCAGGAACTGGTGTTGGTAAATCATTGTTCATGTGTCACGTTGCTGCTTCTACTTTAATGCAGGGTAAAAATGTATTATACATAACAATGGAGATGGCAGAAGAGCGTATCGCTGAACGTATTGATGCTAACTTGCTGAACCTTTCAATGGATGAATTGAAGGTTGTTGATAGGGATATCTTCGATAGTCGTATCGAAAAGATTGCCAAGAAAACACAAGGTAAGTTAATCATCAAAGAGTATCCAACAGCTGGTGCCCACTCTGGGCACTTCCGTGCACTGTTGGAAGAATTGAAGCTGAAGCGTGAATACATTCCAGATATTATCTTCATTGATTATCTGAACATCTGTGCGAGTCAGAGAATGAAGCAAGGTGGAAGTATTAATTCTTATACATATGTAAAGGCAATAGCAGAAGAGTTGAGAGGTTTGGCAGTTGAGTATAATGTTCCCATTGTATCAGCTACCCAAACTACCAGATCTGGTTATACCAATTCAGATCCAGGACTTGAAGATACTTCTGAATCTTTTGGTTTGCCCGCAACTGCTGACTTCATGTTTGCTTTGGTCAGCAATGAAGAGTTGGAAGAATTAAATCAAATTATTGTTAAACAATTGAAGAATCGTTATAACGATCCGAGTTATTATAAGAGGTTCGTTGTTGGTATTGATAGGTCTAAGATGAAACTGTATGATGTGGAAGCATCTGCTCAAGAGAATCTATCAGATGCAGGACAGGATGACGACACACCAATGTTTGATAAGAGTAATTTTGGTCGCAGACAAAAATCAGAAGGTTTCGATGGGTTTAAATTTTAGGAGAATGTAATGGCTAGTTTAGATAGAGTTGTAAAAGTTAGTGATAGTTTCAGTGTATACAAATATGATAATGGCTTCATGATTGAAGTTAGTGGTAGTGATGAATCAGATGAGTGGGTAACATCAAAAGTTCTATGTTCATCTGTAGAAGAATTGTTTGCATTGATTAAAGAGTACGATAGTAAACCATTAAGATAAGGAAACAAAAATGGTAAAGGTAATTGTAGCGAAACAAAAGTATGATTGTTCGCACCTACTTGGACAGTTTCTTGATGAGAGTCATTATGACTTACTCGTTGAAGAAGACTGTGACGTTTATGCACCACCTGATTGCGATCTAGGAACACAAGCAGAGTGTTCTCTGGATTGTTCTTCTTGTGATAAAGGTATGGATGAACGCAAGATTATCTTTAAGTTCCGCAAGAACTTCTTCTCAAAAGAAATGCAAGAGCAAGCGTATCTTGGTTTGAGAGAAGCTGCAACTGAAACACAGAATCGTGGTATTGCAGCTGGTCCAAGAGAAGGTAAACTAGGTAATCGTGAATGGGTTACTGACTATGAGTTTGATGTTATTGATTATTTCAGTAATCCAAAATCAAACTTGTTTGGCGCAGACCCAATCGAGGAAATCAAAGCTGCGCATAAGAATAAACCTGCGCAACCATCTAACAAGAACAATGTTTGGTCAATCCAAGCAGTCAAGGAAGATGAGTTTGACTTTGAGAAGTGGGTAGCAGATGTCAAGCAACTACCACCTGAAGAGCAGAAAGAAGAAACTCGTAGAATGGTTCAGAAGTATATCTGCCAAACCACCTACGCTAATGGTGTTATGTCTGGTATTGCTGGTTGGTATGACCGTTATCCTCGGATTCCATATGGTCGTGCTACATCTTATACAGCTAACAACTTTGATAAATTCAAGATGTCTTTCCCATTCCTTCAGCATCTAGCTAAAGGTTTCAAAGAGTTGTTGCCATGGCGATATAATAACCAAATGGAAGCAGCGAAGAAATTGGATCCTGCATTCCTAGTTCCTGGAACTCCGTTCACTACAATTACTGTGAACAAGACATTCAGAACTGCTGCACACTATGACGCTGGTGATTTGAATGAAGGATTATCTAATCTTCTAGTTCTTTCCAACAACGGTAACTTCACTGGTGGTTATTTGATTGCTCCAGAATATCGTGTCGCTGTCAATGTGCGTCCAGGAGACTTGTTGTTGATTAACAATCACGAAGTTATGCACGGCAATACACCAATCGTTCTTGGTGATGAAGAAGCTGAACGTGTTTCTTTGGTCTGTTACTTCCGTGAGAACATGCTTCAACTCGGTAGTAAAGTATACGAAGATTGTCGTCGTGAATATGTTGAGTCACGCAGACTTAATAAGAATCATCCAGGACACAAACATGAAGATGGAACTGACCGTCATTTGTGGAATGGTGTAAGTCCTGGAATGTGGGATGAAAAAGAGTGGTATGATTACTGCGAAGCGAAGGTTGGTCGTGAGGAACTACTCAAGATGCACCCAGAAGCAGCTAACACTTCACTAGAGGAGTTCTTTGGATAATGTGTGCAGTCGTTGGTGCTTTTATTAAATCCCCAAATGCTGAAGACTTCGATACTCTGAAGCGTGTGTTCCTTGAATCTAAAATTCGAGGAATGCATGCAACAGGTATTTCTTATGTCAAAGGTGGTAAAGTTATTACGGAAAAACATCCACTTCCAGCTAATGAATTTCCGTTTATGTTTCGGGAGTATGTGAACGAAGATGGTAATCTATACCTTATAGGTCACTGTCGTTACAGCACTAGCGATCTAGAATATAATCAACCCATAGCAACAGATACTAAGAGTATCGTTCATAATGGAGTCATCTCTCAAGAACTACCTGAGAATTGGGAGAAGATGTATGGTTATAAATGCATGACCAAGAATGATAGTGAACTTGTTTTGTATTCAGATAACCCACTTGAAGAATTTGCACATATGTCAATGGGTGTTTGCGAACTAAATGCAAACAAAACGATGAGAGTTTATCGCAATGGTAAACGACCATTATATTTGACATCCATTGATAAAGGGTGTATAATTACTTCTACAGCTGATATTGCTAAACGTGCAAACGTTACTGGAGTTTCTTCAGAGGTGCTGATGAATACATATTTGACATTTGATGAGAATTTTGCTATGATGGTTAATGTAATCACCATACCTAATTCCAAGGACTTACAACACTATGAAGTTTGTTAATTCTACGAAAGTAGAAGAGATTATTAAAAACTCGCCAGCTGGTAAGAATACAAAGTTCTTATCAGCTGCACATTCTTTATGGATCAGATTCCATAACTACGAAAAATCATTGCCAATGGCATACGAAGTTGATGGTGAAGTTGTGTCATTAATCTTTGCGACTTTTAACAGAGATGGTTACGCAAATCTTTATGAGATTGTAACTGTTGAAGGTAAAGAGGGTAAAGGTTATGCTTCACGTTGTTGGGAAGCGTGGATTAAGTATGCCGTTGAAGAAAGAAAATCAAAGCGGCTTAAGATTTCATGTACTCCATCTTCTGTAACATGGCACTATCGTAACGGTTTGATTTTCTGGGCTGTTGACCCAACTGGAAGTCTTCGTTCCGACCAACCACTATTCCCCACTCGTGAAGAACAAATTGCATATAGAGATAATGCTATTGTCAATCCACTATCGGCACTTCCACCATACAAAGCAAGAGAACAGTTCCTTGCAGAAGGATTGGAAACCTACAACTGGGGTGATAAAAAGAAAGCGAAGACTCAAGCAGCTATCGATTCAGTCGGTAAAGCATGGCTTCGTGATGCATTGATGGAACAACCTTCACTTGAAGAATTTTTAGTATAATGGATTATCGTTTACCAGAAAACCGTAGGGAAGCGTTCATTCGCTGGTGGGTTTGGTCTATCAAATATGATGACTGTGACCCAGCTGTATGGTGCACCAACTATCTTAACAAAAGATACGAACATAATGACGAGCAACGTCTGTGGTTGTGTTGGTTGTATGGCAACACTTACTATCTTCCAACTGCATGGATCTTAATGAATGAGTTTCCTGACTTTGAATTAGCCACAGTTGATAGAATGGAACAGTGGAACACTGCCAACTACAAACGACTACGTTATCAGACTGATACAAAGTGGAACAAAGGTCACCTACCTGCTATGTTCGAATCATATCAAAAATTTATTGGTGACCGAACACAACGAGAAGTATTGGAGAGTTATTATGGCGACAACGAGAAAGCAAATTTTACAAATCTTTGGAACGTACTTAAAAACAACCTGCATAAGTTTGGTCGTTATAGCACTTGGTTTTATCTTCAGCATCTTAAGCATACTGCTGATATTAGGATCGACCCTACTTCTCTTATGCTGGACGACTATGACGGCAGTCGTTCTCATCGTAATGGGTTTGTTATGGCCATCGGCAGAGATGACTGGTACGATACTAAACTTTCACCAGCAGAATATGGATATCTTGAAAGTGCCGCATGGGAAATTGTTCAAGAAGCGAGGAGCAGGTTTCCAGAAATATCAGAAGACTTAAACTTCTTCACTATGGAAACATGCTTGTGCTCTTTCAAGAAGATTTTCCGTGAACATCATGGTCGTTATCTTGGATACTATCTCGACCGACAAGCTGAAGAAATTATGCAGTGTGAGAAAGATGGATGGTACGGTATTGATTGGGATGTATTTTGGCAAGCTAGAAACGAAACTATTGATTTAAGATTAGACCACAAACGTGGTATTGATAAAGAAAAATTTAGTAACTTTATCAATACAGGAAAGATTGATAAACTTGAATGGTTGTTTGATGATGAACAACCCGCACTCGTAGGATTGGAGATGTTTTTATGATAACAGGTATTGCTAATGCGAGCACGATGCTTCCAGGAGAATTAAGTGTTGATACCAATAGCAACATAACAGTTGCTGTTCCAAGTGGTATGAGTATGTTGACATCTAATACTATTAATATTACTTCATCACAACACAATGACGAAATTATTGATGACACACTGGAAAAATATTCATTAAATTATATTACGGTTACACATAAAGTTGCCGAGCATGAGTTGATGAAACTAAAAGAAACTGCTCCAGATTATGCTGACCATATTAAGAAAAACTTAACAGAAAAAGCTACTGAAGAAGTTTCTAAGAAATTAACATTTACTAAAAAGTTTGACAAAGATTTAGACGTGCACCACTTCAATGGTCGTGTTTGGGTTTTTACAGATGATGAATTGAAACGTTTAATTAAAGAGGTTACACATGCAAGATAGGATTGCCGTTCAAGATAATTTTTCCATCCAAATCACTCGGGCTGAACCCAAAAAGAGAAAGCTGATTGCTGTTGGTGGACAACCTGGAACTGGTAAGACTACCTTGTTCCGTAAGTTTATGGAGGGTAAAACTTGGGAACGAGTCGAACCAAAGAAAATGCTACCTGCTCTATACTGCAAAGAACTAGACTTGTATGTTCTAGGTAAGTACGAAGAGGGTGAGACTTTCGCTGGCACAGACCGACTGTCTATGGCTGTTCAGCCTATTGCCCAAGAGTTTGTTAGGGAAACCACCTCCAATATTCTATTCGAGGGAGACCGAATCTTCAATCAGTCTTTCTTGGAGTTTGCCATGGGTCTTCCTAATGTCGAGATGGATGTAGTCTATCTTAAAGCACCTAAAGAAGTGTTGACCCAACGCTATACGGATCGTGGTTCTGACCAGTCTGAGCAATTCCTAAAGGGTAGAGAAACTAAATATAGTAACCTACTGTCAAATTTTGAACTGATGCCCTATATTACTGAGTTTAATAATACCAACTTAGAGGAGCAGGGAAAGGTTCTCGCATTCTTGGAGCAAAAGTTAGCGTAAGATTGCAGACCTTTCTAGGATAACATGAGATTCCTAGAAAACGCAAACTACGATTGGATGGAATTGCTCAATTTCCACGAGCGTCCATTCAGGGCTAAACTTGTTCCTGCACAGGTATGGAAAGACCTAGATCGATACAAGAACGATTCAAAGGGTCTTTCCAACTACTTCAAAAAATGGCGAACTAAAATAGAATTCCGCAAGGAAACATCTAAAGCCAAAATCTATGAAACCTATGTCGCCTGTGGTGGTGAATACGACCCAGAGAAACGACAGTGCGCTATCCATATCTATACCAATAACTTCGACACATTTAAGTTTACCGAAAAGTCTTGGGATAAATTTAAGTATCGTCTAATCCAGATTCATATGCATGAGTTGATACATTTCATGCAATTCGACAGACGTGACGACCAATGGAGCAACTACGTAGTTCCATTCAAAAAAGTAGTTCCTGAAAAGAAAAATGAGGAGAGAAGATACCTTTCCGAGTTCGATGAAATTCAGGCATATGCTCACTGTGTTTATCTAGATTTTAAAACGTTCAAGCCAAACTTTACTGTAGAAGAACTATTATCAAGAGCCAAGCGTCACCGAGATTCTAAAACTCTTCATTACTTCTTAAAAACATTCAACTACGACTATACTAATAATGTTGCTATTCAAAAGATTATGCAGCAGATAGTCAAGTGGGACAGAAAATACACCAAGAAAACCAGAGCTTTTCGTAATCCTAAATAATTCAGAAATGTATTGACATTTTATCAATACGTCTGTATAATAACATCTACATTTACTAATAGGGTTACGTGATATGCTAGATTTTAAATCTTTTATAAAAGAAGAACTTCTAACAGAGGAAGATCTCTTACTGGAAAAAGCGTTGTCTGCTTCTGCAGAAAGCGATGATAAAGGTAAACTACACGAACTTCTTCTGGCAAAGTATCTGCATCCAGATACTAGACTCCCAGACCACCATCGTTCAGAATCTGATAACTTAGACCACGCTGGCACACCAGAACAAGTGCACGATCGTCTAAAACAAAAGGTTGGCGAAGGTGCGTACAATGAGATTGATTCTCACGCTAAACAAACAGCTGCTGAGATTCATAAACACCTTAAAGATAACGGACATGTCGGTGGCGCAAATGGCCATCACATCGGTAATGTTTTCTGGACATCAAACGCAGATAAAGCTAATACAGCTGGCGACCATGAGAAAACTACTGGTGTTAAAGATGTAAATTCTAATGCGGACTTGATTGTTCGCTTCCACGATAAAAACGGTAAGACAGCTGGACACTTTGGTGTTTCTGCCAAGTATGGTTCACAAGAACCTAACTACCGTAATCCAGGTATTGATGCCATGGAAAAGATGGCAGGTATTAAATCTGGTACATTCGCAAGACATATGGATGAACACAAACAGCGAATGGACAATCTTAAATATACTGGTTCTGCAGATAACAGAAACTATCAAACTAAGGTTGATGAACTTTCTGCAGGTGGTATCGATAAGATTAGAGATGAAGTTCATAAACATGAAAAGACTCTTGCTAGTGGTGGTAAACTAAAACCAAAAGAAAAGTTAATGTATGAAAACGCAAAGATGTTTGTTGATAACCACGATGCGTTAGATAAAAAAGGTCAAGCTGACTTTATTCGCAAAGCACAATATCGTGCTCAAGAAGCAAGAAGTTCTAATGTATTTGCTAGAAAACAGATTGCCAAAGAATTCCATGCTGCTCTTTCTCAAAAGAAACCAGAAGAGTTAGCGCATATTATTAGAAGTTCTGTTTCACCACAGACTCATATTCCACATATTGTTGCTCACTCTAAAGTTAAAGATAACGGCACTGCTGACTCTATTGTTAAACCGATGCACAGTTTAGCTGATGACCATCTATCAAACTTTGATATGAAAACACTAAGAGCGCATATTGGTTCAGGTACATCAGTAACATTCAAAGCTAATCACTTGAAGACAGGTAAGCCAATGAATGTAGGTATGATTAACATTAAGTCATCTTCTGGTGCGCACAAAGGTTCTGTTGGTTCATTTAAACTGAAATCATAATGGATTCATTTAAAAAATACGTAGACAAAGGTAAGAAAGGTACGTTACATGTCTTTGACATTGACGATACTTTGTTTCACACCACAGCTAAGATTCATGTAAAAAATGACAAGGGTGAAACTGTACACAAATTGTCTAATGCTGAATTCAACGACCATCATTTACCTCCAGGTCACCACTACGACTTCAATGAGTTTAGTTCATCTGAAAAGTTCCATGATGAATCTAAACCTATTCATGGTATGTTAAATAAGTTAAAAGCTATCCATAATAATATTACTATGAAACCACATAGTAATTCTAAAGTTATTATGAATACTGCACGTGCTGACTTTGACGACAAAGATAAATTCTTAGATACGTTTAGAAAGCATGGTGTTGATATTGACAATATCCACGTGCACAGAGCAGGTAATATTCCAGGTGATGAGTTACCTGCTGCAAAGAAAGTTACTATCATTAAGAAATATCTGGATAACCATCCATTAGGTTCTGTTCATATGTATGATGATTCTCATACTAATTTGAAACACTTTGTTAATATGAAGCATGACCATCCAGATGTGGACTTTCATGCATGGCATGTTAAACCAGATGGATCTATTAAGAAGTTTAAAGCTGAGAAATAATAATGTTCAATTTTTTAGATTTTATTACTGAAGCAGAAGATGAAGGTGCAAAACTAAAACATATTCATCATGCCGAAGACAGACCTCTGTTACACGGTGAGACAGGATTTCACCATGCTGTTGGTGCTCTTTATGGTGCACACCACCATACCCTGCAGGGATTAAGCAACAATAAACTTACAATGAAATACGACGGTTCTCCGTCAGTTGTGTTTGGCCATCATCCAGAGAATGGTAAGTTTTTCGTTGCATCTAAATCAGCTTTTAATAAAAACCCTAAACTGAATTATACAGAGAATGACATTGAACAAAATCATGGTCATGCTCCAGGTCTGGTCGATAAGCTAAAAGCTGCACTTAACCATCTACCTAAAGTTGCTCCAAAAGAAGGTGTGTATCAAGGCGACTTAATGTATACTCATGATGACCTGAAGCATCATGATGATAAAGTTTCATTCACACCGAATACTATTACGTATACTGCCAAAGGTGATAAGGCAGATGCTATTAAGAAATCTAAAATGGGTATTGTTGTTCACACCAAATATGAAGGTGACACTCTATCCAAAATGTCTGCTCATCATGAGGTAGACCCAGAACAATTTGGTCACCACGAAGACGTGTTTCACCATACTGCTGCATATGACTCCAAGCAGACACAATACTCTAAAGATTCTCAAGACAAATTTCACCACCACATGGATGCAGCAAAACAGTTGCACTACGCTGGCGGTAGCAAGATGTATAAAGCAACTGAACCACATCAAGGTGACGGTAATCATTTAGCCACATACATCAATCAAACCGTTAGAACTGGCGAGACTCCTAGCGTTGATTCTTTCAAAGAACATATTGCTAACAAATATAAAAATATGGTTAGCAAATTAAAAACTGAGAAGTCTCAGAATGCTAAATTGGATGAATTGCGTGGTCATGTAAATCATATTGAGAAGAATAGAAAACATTATGATAATCTATTACAGATGCATGGTCATCTGCAGTCTGCTAAGAATGAGTTAGTTAAGAGTCTTGAATCTAACGAAGGTTCATATGCTCACGCTATCGGTGGACAAGCATCCAAACCAGAGGGGTTTGTTTACAGTCATACACACGAAGGTAAGACTGAACCTACCAAACTGGTTAATCGTGCAGAGTTTGCTCGTCAAAATCTACTGAAGTCTAGACAATCTGCGCCAAAAGATGTACATCATGTAATTGCATTTGGTCGTATGAATCCACCAACTGCTGGACATGAACAAGTGGTAAATCAATTAAAGGATACTGCCAAGAAAGTTGGCGGTGACCATACTTTGATTCTGTCACATTCTCATGGAACTAAAGATGGTAAGAATCCATTATCTCCAGAACAGAAACTACGCCATGCTAGAAATGCATTCCCTGGAACTAACATCGATGTAGCTTCCAAAGATAAACCTACTTTACTTCACCATGCTGTTGACTTATATAACAAAGGTGTGACACACTTACACTTTGCTGGTGGTTCAGACCGTGAGGGTATGGCAGATATGCTGAAACGATATAACGGTGTCAAATCTGCTCATGGTTATTACAATTTCAAAGATGTTCAATTT